CTTTCCAAGAACGTCATAATCAAAGCTGCCATCGTCTTTTACAATCTGTGCTGCCTGCTCTGCGGTAACATTAAATTTAGATGCAGCATTGGCTCTCTGCGTGGCTATTGCCTGCGCTTTTTCAAGTTCCGCGATTCTCGCATTGGCTTTTTCAAGGTTCTTATTTGCCTGCTCGACTTCCGTGAGCTTTCCCTGTTCGATATCATCGAGTTGCTTCTGCAACTCTTCAGCTTTGTCAGCCTTTGTCTTGTACTCGTCAACCTTTGCTTTGGCTCTCTGTACGGAACTTCCGTAATCTGCCATGATCTTGTCTGCGTTTTCCTCGCTTAATCCCATAGCAATCAGATCTTCTCTTTTCATCCATTACCTCCGATATGTCATACGAATTTTTATACGGTGCAACGACACCGAACGACATTGTTGATTTTTACGCTCACAACTTTGCGAATTTTTATAAAATAAAAACAGCCACCGATTACTCGGTGACCGTCTTATCTTTGTTCATCTGGCTCTGTGTGCCATCTGTATTCATTTTATTTATCAATTCTTGTGCTTTCTGTTCCTGTGTTTCTACATCATCAATGGTTTTCCACAGATTGTCCAAGTATGGTTTTGACAACAGGAATGTCTTTTCTGCATCTCCCCAAAGTCCTACAGATTTAATCGCTACAAGTGGATGAATACCAGCTTGTAAAAGTTGATATAATGTCTGTGACTTGGTATACATATTGTCTTGTGGGCTATGGTTAATCTGAACATCAAAATCGCGCAGACTTAATCCCAAATCGTGATCCTGTATACGAATTACATTCAAAACAACTTTCGCAAGTCTTTTTTCAGCCGACTTTACAATTGGGTCTTTCAGTTTGGCTCTCGACTTTGAAAAGTCCCATCCGTTTCTAAGCTCAACCGCTCCCTGTGTATCTCCACCGGAATTATTGTTGTTCTTATTCGGTATGGCAAGAATGGACTGTGCATTATCCCATAAATCATCCTTTGCAACCTGGCACTCTGTCTGATTCAACTCTTGTGTCATAATGTCAACATCTGATTTATTCTGCTCATTGTTGGATTTTACCGTCAGCGCATGGGAAACCTTCATTTTTTCAAAGGTTTCCGGGTCAATGTCGCAATTTACAAACTTTATCCAAAACTGAACAAACTGCTCAACGCCATCCATTCGGTTTGACTGCATTGTATTGATTGCATCCAATAGTCCGATCACAAGCTCAATATCAGAAATGCGCTCATGGTTGTTCGGGAACTCAACAATCGGGATTCCGCCAAAGCCATGCAGTTTCCAATCTCGAACCTCTCCATTTACAATCTTGCATTCGTAAGAGTCCGTGTAGCAGAGTTTATACATCTGTCCATCGGCGTCCTTGAGCTCTTGAATTGCTAAAAGTGGTTCTTCTGTGGAACGACTGTAGATAACAAAAGTGTTCATTGGCGTTGGTGCAACAATTCTAAATGGTATATCTCTATTTTTTGTAATCTGTACCGCCTTAAATGACGTTCCGGTTGCTGATTGCCACTCTCCTGCCTTAATGTCCTTTTCCTGCTTATTGGCATCGGTTAGATAATCGTTAAATTCATCAACCGCATTGTTTATACGGTCATCGTCTTTCCTACTGATAAGCTGAATTGGCTCACCGTAAGTCTGACCAACCTTGAATTGAACAATCTCATAGGCATGGTTTTCAGGCACCTTATTGGTTATATCCGCATTTTGCACCTTTGTTCGGTACAATACAGGTTGATCGCCCTTGTAGTAGTTCCACAGATAACGGATGACCGTCTTGTTGAAATAAAATGCACCAATGCAGTTTCCGACAACGTTTACGATATTGTCTGCCGTAATCTGTTCTACGTTAGCATATGCAATTTTTCTTCCATATCTGCCTTTTACAAGGTCATGAAAATATTGTGTATTCATATAAATAAAACTCCACTACTGCAAGCGCGTTTCGTTATTGGCTTTATTTCAATTTTGCCTGTTGCCACGCGATAAATCACAATATGATTGCATTTTTTACATTTACACGGATGATCTATCGTAGATCTCCCATCATAATGTCCGGCAATTCTTCCACAATCAGGACAATATATAGTTACTTTTTCCATAGAAGTCTCTTTCTTGTAAATAAAAAACACCGCCATTTCTGACAGTGCTTTTTACGGGTTATATGCTTTTGGGGTTGTAGGATTTTGTTTTTCTACTCTTTTAGTATACCATGCAAGTTTTGGGAAATGTTGTGAAAGAGTGTGAACTATTGTGTACTTTTATGCACTCTTTTCAGAATAAAGTTGTCCATAACGTCTTTCAAACTCCTGCAATGCTCTTTTTCTAAGTTTCATAATGTTCCTGTATGAATATTTCATCTCAACGGAAATCAAGTTCCAATCTTTTCCATTGACATAGTGCGATGAAAGCACGATATATACATCTGTATTATCCATACTGTCAATTTGTGATATGATAATCCGTCTTTTATCAACCAATTCATCTACAAGTGTCTGAACCTCATTCTGCAAATCAACAATCTTCGATACCGCGCTCCCCATTTTGTCGGGGTTGCCGGATGATTGCACATCCACCTCTTTCGGGGATATGGATATAGATGTTGCCATATCGGATAGCCTTTTTATTTCTTCAAGCTTATTTGCAATCGCATGGTCAATTCTGCTTATCTGTGAAAGATATTTGTCTGTTGTCATATCCTAATACCTCCTAAATGGGTTTACTGCCGCTTCTACTTTTGCGGTATTGCTTGGGTTCTCTATAAACATTTCAAGCTGAGTTAAACCGTCTGCTGCATCGTCGTGGTCATTACCGCCAATGCTTACAAACATAGAGAGTTCATCCATAGCCGCTTGATATTCGTCATTTCTGTAATATCTTGTTACTCCAAGATCTGAATCTTTCTTCATTTGTTCCTGCGTCGGTCGGTGCGTATCAAGAAATATGAATTTTCTCTTAACATCACCGGAATATGCTATGATCTTTGATAACTTTTCAACATTGTTTGGTGCTTTTCTGCTTGTGCACGAGCATTTATAGTCCTGCGCCTGCAACTTTTCATCTACATATTTGCAATACAGATCTCCTCCGGTATTGCCCTCAAATCTTGTCTGCCGAATCTCATTCCCGATAATTCGTCCGACAACAAGAGGAATTGTTACCTCTTTCGGGCCTTTGTTGAATACCCAATCGTAAATATAAACATCACCGTTTTCATATTCTGCCCCTATCGGCATTGACAAGCTATCGCCGCCGCCCCAGGCGACATCCACAACTCCGATTCTCCGAAAATCTCCGTCCGGTAGGATTCCGTTAAATAGTCTCAAATCCGTATAAAGCAATCCCTCGCGGACATATGGTTGCTGCATAAACTTAGCCATCCATTCGGCGTTGTCAAGCTTATCTCGCATATCCCGATAGTATTCCGTGGAAAATCCGTTGATTTCATACGCGAAATTGCTTTCGTCATTTTCATTAAGTGCCGGAATCTTACGGAATCGGTATTTTGGATCATGCTCATATTGCTTTCTCATGCGCTCCAATGGATCTAAAACATTCCAAAGAGTACCAACCATCAATTCCCTTGCACCGTCATTTTTACGGTCAACCATCTTGTTTAGGTACTCTTGGTATGTGTTTTCCATTCGAGTAGGGCTTAATGAATGCTCTCGATCACGAACCAAATCATCGACATACAAATATCCATCTTTTGAAACATCGACCGCTCCTGTCCATGTTCCGTCAATACCACGACACGTTACGGTTGCGAATCTGTCCGGATCTCCAAGCGTAATCGTAAATTCGTCCGCGCTTTTGTCTGTCGGAAGTGCTGCGTTTGCGTATTCCGGGTGCCAATAAGCAAAAAGTTCCGCAAAGGTATATTCTTCCGTGGTAAAAAGATTCATCAGTTCTTTGTAAAAACCTTTTGCTAAAATACCGGAGTGACCGCCCATAGCACTATGGCTGTTTGGTCTGCGCAAAGCCACCCACGCAAGGAAGAAAATACAGATAGTCGATTTACCGACACGCGATGGCATTGACAATCCGTAAAATTTAATCTTCCGGTTTTCCAAATCTTCAAGATCTTGGGCGACAATATTCAGCGTCTTGCGACGCGGATAATAAAACCGTTTACTCCAATTTCTTTTGCGCTCCATAAAGTAGATGAAGCTCTCGAAACGATAAAAGCTCTCTAATCGCAAGACTTCATAGAACTGATCCACAAGTTTGTATCCGCCTTTAATGTCGTGATTCTGCGCATATCGTTCAAGTTCCCATATGCTACCGCCCGCATTTTTCTGCGTATATTCGTTGATTAAAGCCTTTGTTCTTTCGGTTATAGTCAATCCGTAGTCAACGTCTTTTTCCGTCCGAATCGCCACATTGCACGCTTTCAAAAGGGCATCTATTACCTGTTCATCAACGCCTTTTCTCTGTATGTAGTTTTCATATCCATTTACTGCATTGATTAACTGCCTTGAAGCCAAATAAAAAGCACCTCCGCAAAAGCAGAAGTGCCTTGACCTCTGCCTATAACTGTTTTAGGGTAGCGACTAACTCCATTTGTTAGCCGGTTGTCTTTTAATTGTAATATACCATTTTGTGGCACAATGGACATTCACACTTGTAGTTATCGCCTTCCCTTTGATCTCCACAATATTCATATTCAGTCTTTTCCGCTTCAAAAACGGTTTTGCAATTCTTACACTCAAACTTTAAAGGTTTTCTTTCGTACCTAATGCTGCCTTCTTTGATTATTTTCATTTCCAATGCACCTTGAACCCTTTCTTTTTATACTCCTCTACGGCTTTCTTAAGGCTCATATCGTCCTCATACTTTTCATTCAGCATAATCCACCACATTACCTTTTTCAATGCCGTATATGTTGCAATTTGCAAGTTTCTTAGCCGTTCCAAGAATAGCTTTTGCCTGCTTGTGGCTCATTTCATAGGTTTGGGTTCCCATATTAACGGTCATTTCTCATAAACTCCTCAAAATCTTCCATACATTTATAGCACAAGTCGTATGTGGTATTTAAAGTGCCATTCCTTGTAATGGAATTTCCGCACAGTATTCCTTTTTCAATTTCAGCACCGCACCTATCGCAAGTGCGCCATTCTTTTTGATGTTTCATATAAATCCCTCACTTATCACATTCGATTCCCGGAATGAATGTTCTTTTACCCATACAAGCATCTTCAAAAGTCGTAGTCTCTATTGAACAACAGCAACTAGCCGGGTCTAATTGACAATTTTCATGGTTAATACATACACATAAAATTTCTTTTTCCTGCTTCATTCTTCCACCGCCTTTTAAACCAATCCTAGCATATACAAAATATCAAGTTCCGATATTCTCTCCGCACCCTCTCTTGTGTGCATAAGAATATCTTTAAGTTTTTCATTTTCTGCATCGCTGTATTTATTTCTATCATACGCTTCCGAAAAACAATAATATTTGCAATATCCATAGCCTGTACCAAGCATGTTTCCGTGAATGCTCTTTCCGACAATATCGTAATATTTTGGTACTTTTAAAACGTTATGTTCTTCATCCATGGCACATTCCTTTTGCTCTGCTTCTAGTTTTGATTGAAGATATTTTAAAAAACTAACAATATCTTTTTCCGTTTTGGAAATATATAAAATAGTTTCTTTCATTCTTCCACCAACTTTCTTCCGCAGATAGGGCAAAAATTAATTTTTACGGCTCCTGCAACCTCTTTTCCATCGCTATTGTCGAAAATCATGTTATTTTCAGCTCCAAAAAGGACTAAATTTCCTTTACCATCAATGATTTTCTTTTTATTCCGACAAAAATCACACATATTACACCTCAATCAAAGTAAATTTTCTTATTGTTTTTGGAATCTCACGATGCAAAATACCATCTGCATCATAATATGGTTCGCATAATAGATGATTATGTTCTACATTTTCTAGATATACTCTACTTGTTTTTCCGCCAATCGTGATTTCCCCGAAGAACATTTCCCCTATTTCAGCCTTGAATCCGCTTACATCATATGGAGTTTTGCAATAAGGACACACCTTTTTATCGGTTTCAATCGGTGCGCCGCAATTCACACAATTTAAAACCATATTTCATCCCCCAATCATAGCAAAAATCGGAATCCTCGTGAGATTCCGTGTCTTTTGTTTGATATAAATATTCCACAATGTTTTTATCATCAAATAGCGACACAGGGAATCGAACCCTGTCAGTTCAAACCATGCCAACCGCTTTCAAATCTGCAATTTCTAATCACGGAAGGGTTTTCTGTTTCCAATAATACCGCTACCATCCATAAGTCTCCCATCGACCGGAACTATTGCAGTAGCACCCGACTAAGTGGAGATAAAGATAAGCACGCCCGGAAAGCATCGAACTTTCGTTAGAGGTTTTGGAGACCTCTTTCTGACCAACAGACAGACGTATATAGCAGTCGTAGTGAAACCGCTATACTGAAATTGCTTTTGCACTACATTGCACAATTTCATGCGGACTTTCTACCGCTTACGGCACACCTTTTCCCAGGTTTATTGCCGTAAGTTAGCGCAGTGTGTAGGACTCGAACCTACAAGGCGAACAAACGCCCGACCGGATAGCAACCGGCTCCAATTCCATTATGTGAACACTGCCAAATAACCGAGGTAATCATGTTTAAATGATCGGTACGAGATTTGAACTCGTGTTGCCACCGTGAAAGGGTGGTGTCTTACCGCTCGACTAACCGATCAAAACCGCCACAAGACGGTTAGCAATATGTTTTACGTGCTATGCATGGCACTATCCTGTTTTGTTTTAACGATGATTCAGCAGGAATACCCATCGTTGTTACTACTTAACGAAGTCTTAATGCTTCCATTTCGAGGTCTTGATGCCTCTGCGCCACATTATAATTGCCCGTGGTATCATACAGCCAAAACATAGACCATCTGCAAGCAAACAGCATAATTTGACCGAATAGGTGGGTGAGGATTTGCACCTCACATAAACCGTGCACTGTTCACATTGGAGGGAATCGAACCCATAGGACTTCAACCATGAGTTTTTAATCTTTGTCCTGTCTCTTCCATCTGCGCGTCTACCTATTCCGCCACCACCTAATTTCATGGCTCATGCACCGTGGGATAGATGCATGATAGAATACCACCGGACGGTCTCGCACCGTCCTTAACAGAATCGTCCTAGTGGCGAAAGGAGGAACCCAAATGCTTGAATCACTCAACCAAGGGTTCAAGTACATATGAAAAACATACGTGGCTACATGAAACGTCAGCATGCAACCAATTAGGCTACCGGGATTCGAACCCGGGAATACAGGAATCAAAATCCTGTGCCTTACCGTTTGGCGATAGCCCATCATTTCCAAATGACCATAATATTCATTGCAAAGATCGCGTATGAAAGCAAATAACCAATTGCGTTTGAATTGTCTTTTTGTTTTACCTGTCCTCCCATAAGTCCAAGTATTACAAGGGCATCTATCGCCGTAGCGATTATATTTAAAATCATATCAATATCTCCCATCCTCAAAGCTGTGTTCCTGTTTGAATCGTTCCATTTCATTTACGCTCATACCGAAGATCCCGGCAGATGAATCAGAGTCCGTATGTTCGAAATACTCGCCCTGCTGTGGAAACATAAACCGGAACATAGCGTAATTTGCAACATCACACAGATATTCAAGGTTTCCGGTCTCTTCAAACTTGGCAAGGCAAATTTTCAAACTTTCGATTGCATCAACATTTCCGGTAGAAAAGTTCATTCTTGCCGGTCCGTATTTGTAATACGACTGTTCAATCAAACCTTTGCGTTTTTCATCAAAGGTTTCGGAATACTCGGTTTTCATCAACTCATTGCTGCAGCTTGCCATTAAACATCACCTTCCGCTCTGTGGTTTGCTCTTTCAATGTCAAATCCTTCCGGATAACGTGCCTTAAGCTTGTCTACATTCATCTGCATGATCTCATCAAGGCTCCAGCCGAAGGATTCACAAAGCATTGCAAGATACCAACAAATATCGCCGGCTTCTTTCTTAGCGTGGTCAATATCAAGCTGCTTCTCGTGGAAAATCCATTTTTTGATTATGTCGTTAAATTCTCCGACCTCACCGGATAGACCGAGACAAGCATTAAAGATGCCGCCAAGGTCGTAATCTTGCAACGATGCGATATTGTTCTTTTTGCAAGATTTAAGCAAATCAAGTTTATCCGAAATTCTTTCTGTCGCCTTGCGATCGTTTGTCCGCATGGCTAATGACTGATACTCATTTCCGGTCATATATCATTCTCCTGTCCGAAACACTCTTTTTTGTTTTTAAAAAATTTTTGGAAATTTAGTTGCGATTCGCAACGTGAAAGTGAATTGTTATAAATTTATTATAGTCTATTTACGTTGAAAGTCAATGGGTGTTGTTGTAAGTGACTTTTTATTTTTTGAGGTATTTAAAGGACTTAGTAGCCGCCCGGTGGTCTTTCTGTCAGACCCCCTCCCCATCCTTTTTCTGAAAACATGGAAATATAAAATATTTTCCGTTTCGTTTTGTTGTCATTGCGTGAAAATCAAATTGTTTTAATACAATTCATGTCATGTCCTTGTAACTATTCGCAAAACCTAACTTTTCCGAATAGTTCACGAATAGTTGAAGCGCTACAACCCTTGGCATTACTGCATTTGTGAATTGTAGAATAATCACACACAATTTAAACCGTGTTATTTGCCGTTGCATCCGTGAATTGTGTATCAATCGCGTGCAATTCTTGGCTCTTTTTCTCGTCCAGCCTTGGCAGCTCCTGCGCTGTAATTGCCCTTCTTTGGGTGGCATTATCTCCAATTCCCGGCTGATTCATGCCGAATTCGTTATTTCCTACGAACATAGTGCCTACGGGACTATTGGAGTCATACGCACGATCAAGGATGCAATCCTTACGAGATCGTTGCAATTTTTGCCACATCTTGAAAGCCAACGAGCTTGGTTCTTCTGTTTGTAGGTATATTACAAAAATAACTGAATGCTACTGTACTTACCAGCTTGCTGTAGACATTGGATATATATATATAATAGTCACAAAGTTTATATAACACCTCTCTGTCGTATCTATTGCAGTTAGTCGGTATCGTTGCATTACCAAGAGGTTTCAAGCTCTTGTCTTTTAGTACCGATGTATCCGGGAATAAATGCATACCAACATACTGCATAACAGCTTTCCATTGTCTCTGTCCAGCTTTTAGTAAATCTTCGATGTGAAATTCTATACAAGCGTTGTCTATTAAATCCTGTACAGTTGATGTGTATATCTGTACTGTACCTAGATCCACTATAAGGCTTGTAAGATCTACGCTCTCTACATCCTGCATATATTCACACCTCCAATCCGTTTTATTTCTCTCTGCTTTTGGTATACACTATTTCCGGGTTTAAAGTCAAGCCTTATTTTTTTACGGTGATATTATATACTTACGCCGCGCGCGTATGCGGATATAACTTAAATATAAACCTATAGACTTTAGATACAGTGTATTATTATTAATCTAAAAGATTAAGAAAAAGAGAGAGAAAGAGAAACATAGTTCTGAAAAAGCGACGTCAGACGATTGTGTCGTGTTATGTCAGACGATTGTCAGACGATTTTCACCAAAAACTGATACTATTCTATCATTTTTGAACTTATCAAAGACCTAACACAGCTAGCCTTGTTTATAAAAATTTAAGAAAAGTTTTATAGTTTGTTTGCAGTTTTTCGGAGATTTTGTAAGAAATGCCCGGATACGTTGTTGATTTTGGACATGACAAAAAAGAAAAGGCAATCGAAAAAGCTGCCCTTGTTTGAAAATATTTTCTTGACTTTTGGTCTATTATATGTTATTCTTAGCCACGTAAGTTTTGGAAGATTAGGTTTAGTACCTATTCAAATTTACGTGACTGTTGCCGGTGGATTATCCACCGGCATTTTTAAAACTTGTATTTCAAAATCAGATTCCTCAATTTCAACAATCTGATTTTCGGTTTCGCGCATAAATTTTTGATAATACGCTTCTCCGTTCCGGGAAAGTATTAATTCATACAGTTCCTTGTCAGACAATTTCTTTCCATCCAGAAAATCATCTACTTTTTCGTAATCAAGTTCGCCACTCTCGTCTTTAAAACCGGCATCATCAAATGATTTCCCGCATTTTTCCAAGAGTGCCGTATCATAAAGGGGAAAATCTGGATCGCTAATTATTCCTCTTCCGTCCAGCGCATCGAAAAGCTCCTTGAAACTTTCCGCTTCCTGCTCATATTCCACGAGTCCATTCACACTTGTTGCCTTCCATATAATCATATTCCGTTCTCCTTCCCTTATTTGCAAGTTACGTCAACCCAGCAGTGCCATTGACCGCACGGCAATCCGCCTTGCCAATCCGAAAAATTTCGGTTGTGCGGGCAGTCGGAGCACTTTCCGGAATTTTTCGGATTGCAATCAAAATCTTTGACTGCTTCGTTCTCTGCAACGTCCGGCTGGCTCAACCGTTCTGCGGTTACCCAACCCAACCCCGCATAAAAATACAAGGTCATTCCGTTCTCCTTCTTCCTCTTCAGATTTTCTAATTTTAACATATGTCGTTCCCCTTTCGGCTCTGTGCTGTTTTCTTGATCTGACTATACTATAGCACACATATATCACTTTTACAAGTGATATTTTATTTTTTTTGCAATTTCTTTTTCAGTTCCAAATCTTCCGGACTCTCTACATATATAAAGATGTCTTTCGGCTGCATATCCAAAAGCAGACAAAGATTATTAATGCTCTTTGCATTTATATTTGTGTCCTCACGTTTTATTTTTTTGAGCGTTTCTTGACTTAATCCGCTTGTTTTAGCCATGTAGGAGTTAAAGCCGATGCGCTCCAGCGCGTCCCCTACATCAAATCTGTATTTTAGCATTGCGCATCTTCCTTTCTATATAGATTTTCTTAAATCAATCATACTTTTCCTATCCGGAAAAGTCAAGAAAAATATTTCTAAAAAAAGTGATATTTGCTATTGACTGTCACTAAAATTAGTGATATTATACAACTATCAAATGAAGCACGAAAGCGAGGTTACAACATGAAAGATATGAAAGCGGCAGAAACATTATTAGAAAGCAAAGGTTATTATATTTCGAACCAGTTTGACGGTTTTACCACTCTTCCGGATGAATACGAATTGAGCGACGTAAACGGAAATGTGGTTATTGACCACTTAAGCGAAGCGCAGATTTTACAGCTTTCGGAAATTTTATAAGGAGGGCTTGAACATGAGAAAAACAGGAATGCATTTTGCATGGAGAACAACAAAAAATGGCGACGCAATCGAGGAGCTGAAAAAGCACAATATCGCGTTTGAGTATAACCACTTCGGGGAACTCACAGCCGACTTTTACGGCATTGGGATTTTTGAAAAAGTCGATTTTGAACACGTCCAAGGGGATGTGTTTGAAATCTGCATAGCATAGCCGAAACGCTCCGATCTGGAGCGTCAGCCGCGGGATGGTCTCCCGGCTCTGATGATGGCAGACCAGAAAGGGAAAATATGAAAACGTTAAAATTTGAAAACAACAAAATTTATAGCACTTCTACACTTTGTGAAAAAACTGATATTTTTGAAATCGTTGAGAAAATCCCTGTTCGCTTTTTTGTCTGGAATATCGGCGAAAACATGGGAACGCATGAATATATTCCGGTTTGCGAAGATTTGCACCCAGAATACAAAGACAATTACGAGATCAACACGGCAACACTTAAAGCCGTAAAAGTTGCACCGGATGAATGGAAAAAACTTGATAAAGCGGCATCATGGGGAGTTGGAA